ATGGAGCAGACGCGATCTGGCACGCAGCAAGCAGAGCACTGCGCATGGTCCCAGCAAGCACCCAGTCGTCAGCAAAGACCCAGACATGGTAGCCTTTCGATCGACTGCGCTCGATCCAGCCCCTGATCCCAAAGGTTTCAAGAGCCAGGTGCAGGTTCTTGGCATGGACGAGGGACTCTGACTCTCCCACGTCGATGTCCACGCATCCCCACTTGACGGCCCAGGCCCCAGCGTCCTCGTGGAAACCAGAGATGCGATCGCCTCCCACCATCGGATAGACACCAACGGGTTCTCCTTCCCCTGTCAGGTGTGCCTCGATGAACTGTGACCACATCCAAGGCTGAGGTAGACGAAGGCAACCACCCTCCTCCGCGCCCAGAGCAGAGCGGTTGCCCTCGAATAGGACCTTGAACGTGCCCTTGATGTCAAGGTCTTGGGTCATTCGATCACGACACCTTCTCCACAACGTAGACAGGCAGCCCTGCGGCCTTGGCCTTGGTAACCATGTTGTTCGTGCCTCTGCTTTCTTCTAGAGGCTTGTCAACGAACGCGATCACCAGCTCGGGCTTGCCCTCGTCCAGCATCTGCTGGTTTCGTAGAGGCCCTGCGGCCTTGCCGTGCTTGTCCCAGTTTGCTGGATACTCCTCTACCTCGCAGCCCGCGCTCTCAGCAGAGGCGCCTGCTTCTCGATCGGCGCCGTTAGCGGCGCCCTCGATGATCGTGATGTTCTCAGGACTGTCCCAGCCAAAGTTGCTGATTAGACCGTAGATGACGGTGCCCACCATGTCGCGGGCACCGTCTTCCTTCCACGTCCTACTACCGCAGATGAGGACTCTCATCCCACTGGCACCGCCTCGGGCAGCTCCTTGTCCAGGTCCAGTTCCTTGGCCTTAATCACGTCTACGTCCCACTCCAGGCTGTTGGCAGGCTTACCTGCCGTAAGCGCAGTGAGGATGGCCCTCAGAAGCTGGTTCGTCTCGCTGATCTGTAGATGCAACTGCGTAAGCATCTCGTGATCCACGTGCTTAGAGGAGCCGATGTAGCTCTCCTGTGCGAACAGACCATCAGCTAGGGCCACGATGTCCTCCGACGCGCCCGTGGCAACCTCGCTGAAGGCGTCAGCCTTGATGAGGTTCTGATCTACGCCAGCCGCATCAGCGGCCAGCATGTCCAGTAGAATCCTTGCTTGATCCATCAGTTCTTCTCTCGTGCTTGGAGCAGCGTCCGTGCGCTGCTGGTTGGCTTCCCATCCCTGACCTGATCCACCTGCGTTAGCGTGCGGATGCAGCCAGTTTCTGCCACCATGTACAGGTCAACTTCACCTGTCTTCATGGGTGGTCGCTTGTTCTTGGCCACGTTGACTGTGACCGTGTTCTTGTGTAGGACCTCGCGCTCGTACTGAGTCCTCGTCCTGTCATCCCTCTTGCGAAAGACCTCCAGCACGATGATGGCCTCAGCCTCACCGCCGTAGCGCATGGTGTCCATGCCCCCAGCGATGCCACGCTGGCCCTCGCCCCTCTTGCCCTGGTGCATACACAGCATGGGCACGTCGGCCTCGTTAGTCCAGACCTTCATGCCTTGTGCCTTTGCACTAACACCCTGGAAACCAGAGTCGCCAGGCAGTAGCTCCAGGTAATCGTAGACAGCAACGTCACAGCGCTCGCCCCAGAAGTCTTCGGCCTCGTCCAGGGCGTCACCCATCTGCTCCAATGTCAGGCCAGCGTCAATGACGATGAGATGCCTGAAGTCTTCTTCAGCAGCGTGGGCCACGATCCTCAGATACTCTGAGTCCCTAGCCTTGACCCTTTCTTCCAGCAGCTCAGCGCTGATGCCGTAGCGCACTGCCACCAGCTTGGCGAGCACCATCTCAGGTGTCTCGTCAGGGGTGTAGATGATGCAGTGCTGGTTGCTGTTGTTGTGAACTGCGTTGAGAACCACCTGAGTCTTACCTGACCCAGCACGCCCAGTTACGAACGTCAGTTCCCCCCGAGCATGTCCGCGTGTCTTGACATCAACGCCAGAAAGTCCGAGGTAGAAGCGCTCGTCGTTCTGGACCTGACGGACGTAGCTAGCAGCAGTGTTGCCAAATGGACGGATGTGCTCATAGCGACCCGTGAGGGCATCCGCTTCAGCTGCTGCACGCGCCTCACGCTGCTCCTCAATGCGCCTACTGATCGCCTCCGAATCGAGCTGTTCTGCCAACTGCGCCTCCAACGCTTGCGTCGTGAATCGTACAGAACACTGAACAGTTCACGCAGAGTTGCCTCCTCGGCCACGTTCTCGATTGTGAACGCCAGCCAGTTAGCAGCTTCCTTCCTGCGTGCCTCCTGGGTGATTTCCCAGGACTGCCACAGCGTTACGTTCTTCTTCTTGAGGTAACGCATCGTGGCGCTGGTGATCTTCGTCTCTGGATTAGTCAAGTCGATCATCGTTGACTCCCTTGAACATGACAAGGGCGGGGACAAGCCCCGCCCTTGTCGTGGGTGTTGGTAGCTCAGTCGTCCACCCAGAACCCGACGCCCTTGTGCGTCTTGTGAGCGAAGTCGTGACTGTTGGGGAACTTCTTGTCCCCACGGTTATCCCAGAACTCACGCTGGAAACCAGCGTTGTAACGCTCACGCGCCCAATCGCTGTTGGCGTTGTACTGAGCCGTCTTCTCGTCGCCCTTCGGCAGCGTCTTGATCTGCTGAGGGTCATACGGAGGACTGTCAGGGACGTTCGAAGCGGGCACAGCAGCCTCGCTGTCGGTCACAACGACCGAACCAGGGAAGCTCTTGAGCACTTCGTGCAAGGTGCCCTCCTCATCACGCTCGAAGTTCAGCTTAGCCTCCTGGCCAACCAGGGCCTTGGCCTGGTAGGCAGCCAGTCGGGCAGCCTCGAAGAACTGCTCGGACGTAGCGTCAGGCGGATAGTCGAACTGGACACTGATCCCGAACTTGGCGTTGTTGAAGTCGCCGTAGCTGATCATGCGCTCGAAGAAGAACGTGCCCTTGAAATTGCTTAGAGCACGATTGAGCACACCACGCAGACGGTCTTCTGTGACCTCATCCACCTGGTCGGGAGTCTGCTCCGTTGCCTTCGTCAATTGATTGTTCCTTTCTTGGGAAGTGTCTTCCCTTGCAGATGTCCCACGCAGGACACCAGACGGGTGAACATAGAGCCTGCTGATCGCGCAACGGCCACACAGGAAGGGGTGACTCGATAAGCGGGCAGACGGATTCCAGTTGGTGCTTGAGCCATTCGATGTGGTTCCAAGTTCTGGGCGCTTGTAGCACCTGAGGGTTTCGCCCAAGTGGATTAAGTGCTACGTACTCAAACGGCACTTCATCCGTCTTGGCGAACAACCCCTCATGGTAGGCAGCAGCAGCGTAGAACGTGGGCTGAATGCCCCAACGCTTGAGTTTCCAGCCCTCACCCCCGTACCCTGCCTTGTACTTGTCCTGGTTGCCCGTGAGCTTCCAGTCCTTGATCCCCCCAGGGACCTCAGCGTAGTCTACCCAGCCTGCGATGCGTACCACCCTCAGCTCGTTCTCATAGAGCACGAAGTCGAACGGGTGCTCGATCCATCGGCTGGCTCCCAGGGTTGGGAGCACATGGATGTACCAGCTGCTGAAACCAGCAGTGACGTGGTTGATGGCTGTCTTGCGCGTCTTGGGCTTGTCCCAGACGAAGCCCTCAGTCTCGCTCAGCTCCTGGAAGTGAAGCTGACCTTGCGCGAGCGCCTCTTTGTAAGACATGTTGTGCAAGAGCACACACTCGGCAGCGGTGTGGAGCGCGGTCCCACGCGCCATAGCTGACGATTCGGGCTGGGGATATAGCCCGAGCATGTCCAAACGTGCCATCTCAGGGCACTCCATGAACTCGTTGAGCCAGCTCTGGTGGATGACATGCTCGTACCTACCATCCTCACGAAGTTCCATTCTGCTCCCTGAACTCTGCGTACGTCAGGCCACAACCCATCTTGTACCCGTGAGGCCTACCATACTTGCCTGACACGTTGGGCGTCAAATCGTTCTCGTGGAGCACACGGTAGATGGACCTGTGAGCCAGCAAGAAGCCTCGCTCCTTGGTGATCTGACGGCTGATCTGTATGACGCTCTGGCCCTCGTTGTGCAGGAACAGAATGCGCTCCTTGGGCACGGGATCATTCAGGTGACTGCGAGCAGGCACACCAACAGCGCGCCTCATGGCGCCCAGAGTGTGGTTGTCCATCCTGGGGATGCCCAGCTCCTGAGCGATAGCTTTCTCGCCCTTGCGCTGCTTGAGTAGCTCGATGATCTTCTCCAGCTTCTCACCTGCGTCAGGGTCATCCCACCAGCTGGGCAGGAAGTTGATGCCCTGCGCCAGGTCGTAGTTGAGCCAGATGTTGGCAGCCGCTAGGATCAGGTCCTCACGGGTGACCACACCAGTCAGCTCACGCGGTGGCTTATCGAAGACCATGCCCTCGGTCTTGCTTACGTCTACGTCACACAGACACTTGGGGTCCATGTGATCGCCACACCCACGCTTGTCCTGGGGGTCGAGGTACTGGCTTAGGAACTGCTCGCCCTCGAACCTGTACTGCCTAGAAGCCTCGACGTAGCCCACACTGGTGTGCTTACGTAGCTCCATCACTTGAAACTCCCGAACTTGCGTGGAGCAAGTGTGCCTGGAGCAATGTACCCGTAGACCCATGACGCCCCGTTGAACCTGAACGGGTTGCCTATCTTCACGACGCTGTGCTCGCCTAGAGCAACTGCGTCTACAGGACCCATCACGGCCCAGCCGTGTAGTGTCCACTTGAGTCTCAGTGGGTAGTCGAGCGTGTCCTGAAACTCTATGTTGTTCGCGTACTTGGGCACTCCTGAAACCTCTCTCCTAACGATTAGAGCAAAGGAGCCAAGCTCCGATTGGAGCCTGGCTTGGCGGCCCCCCTTCGGGGCCGCCGTTCAGCTCGGGATGGGCTGCACTTACAGCGTAACATCCCTTGTCAAGTGGCCTCTGACCTGGACTTTCTCAGCCCATCGACTCGGCGTCGATGTGCTCCAACGTTGCTCCAGGATCTTCGAACCTGGACAGCCACTCGCGTAGCTCGTTCCCACCTGCTCTAACGTAACGCATGGTGGTCTTGATGTCCCCATGGTTCATCAGACGTGACACCAGGTGCAGAGGAACCTCTGCTCGCAGCAGGTTTGTGACTGCGCTGTGCCTGAGTTGGTGCACTGTGTACGCAGGGATGCGTAGGTCCACACAGAGCTTGCGCATCTTAGCCCTCAGCAAGGTGGAGGCTGAGGGTTGCCAGGGCGTGAGCTTGGTGTACTTACGCTTGACGTGCATCACTACGTCAGTGAACTCGTCAATGTCTGGCAGCAGGTGTGGGAGCTTGACCGCGTAGACCTGGGCCATGCCCAGCCAGTCTGTAGTGTCCTTGCCACCACCCTTACGGGTAAAGCGGATCAGCTTGTTAGGCGTGATCTGGTCGCACTGTAGCTCCATCAGCTCGTGTGAGCGCAGGCCACAGTAGAACCCAAAGCCGAGAGCTGCTCTAAACCTTGGAGGTAGGTCTGACTCCCAGATGATTTCCCAATCCACGTCTTCGATAGGACGCCCCTCTGTACGAGGGACCTTGGGAAGCATCAGGTTCTCAGCAGGGTTCTCAGCCAAGACGTGACGACGCGTCAGCCACTTGAACCAGGCGATCATTACCGTGGCGTCTAGCGACTGAGTGGCAGGCTTAGGCTTGCGCCTGTTATTGTAACGTAGCCGTTGCGTGAACGCCTCCAGCTCCTCAATTGTTGGATCAAGGGGGTCAACGTCCAGGTCTGATGTGAAGTCCAACCAGGCTCTGAGCACCTGGTTGTAGACGCGCAAAGTGCGGTCAGCGCGGCCCCGTACATCACGGAGCCACACCAACCAATCGACCATCAGCTGTTCAGGGTCCACGTTAGCCACCTAACTCTAGGCGAACGTGTTCCTCTAGGAACGTAATGCGCGTGCCAGCAGCTTCAAGCTGATCAATGGTCAGGTTCAGCTCGGCTTCGGCCGAGGCCAGTCGCCTCTTGAGCTGAGCATTCTCGCGCTCTAGCGCAAGTGCCTTGTCCTGCCAGTGTATGGCAGACTCTAGCATTCCATTATCAAACACGACTGCCCCTTCCTTAGTGCAGTACGGCGTTGTAGTAGTAGCCAAAGGTGAAGAACACCAACAAGCCCAGGAACATCGCGGGCTTCATCCATCGTTCAAGGGCAGAATCTCGCCCCTGTGCATAAGGAGTCTGTCTCCACCAGCCTTTGGTTGGATCGTGATTGTGCTTGAAGTAGTCGGACATGATTCCTCTTTCACCAGTAGGACGAGAAGGCCCCATCACCCTCCCGTCCCACTGATGGGCGTCAGGAGGCCGAGGCCACCAACCCGCGGCGATGGTTGATGGTCCGCCTCCATGCGGCAGCAAGCAGGTTCTCATGCGTCCAGGGATCGTCGGGTCCAGTGTCAAACCCGAAGCGCCACGACTCATGCGGCTCTATCCCTAACGCTCTGACACCGTGCCAGAATCCTGTGTGCTGAGGGTCTGCGCCTTGATAGACCCAGCCCAGCACACACTTGCTGCACACGTGAAACACGAAGTCATCAAGCTCGACCAGCTCGAACCAATCGCTTGGCCCTCGCTCATCCAGGCGGCGCACGCCTTCCTTGACGCGCCCCTCAATCTCTGCGATCAAGGCTCGTGTCTTGAACTGTTGTTGGCTGATGTCGCTCATAGTGACGCAGCTTTGATGCTGCCACCTACGCCAGTGAAGCAAGCTCCAAGCAACCCTGCTGTGAAAGCAGAATCCCAGTAGCCAAACTCCAAGCCCAGGTTGCCAACGGCCAGCATGAACAGCCAGCCGTTCACGAAGAACACGACTACGCCCAGAAAGACGATCAGCCCTACCAGCAGTAAGATGTCAACCAGCTCAGCGAAGAACGCCACTAAGCCTATGACGACAAGCGCCAGTAGAACGATCACGCTGATGGTGTTGCCACTCATGCCATCAGCTCCTCGTACACCAGCTGTTCAGCCAGCTCAACGTCACCCCTGTCATGCGCCTCGTACGCATCAACGAATCGCTCAAGATCCTCAAGCGAGTTGACTGTCGAGTAGAGGTCGATGTCCAGGGGATTGTGTGCCCAGATGCCAAGCAGGCGACTGGCCCTGTCGGCCGCAGTGACCACGCGATGCTCACCGAACGTCCTGATGGTGAGGCCCGCGTCTTCGTCCGCCAGGTTGGCGACGAGGAACACGTCTGCCATGCGACCTGAAGGCGGCTGAACCGTCCACTGACCACCAGCGATCTGATCAACGATGCCAGCAAAGCACATCCCTGACTCACATCGCCAATTGGCTTGGTCCCACTCGTTGGGGTGGTTGGTGATGTACTTGAGCGCCTTACGCGCCAAAGCAGTGTTGAACATAATAGTGCCTCCCAATTCGTAGATAGACGCGGGGGCAGGGTGCAGGGGATCTGAACACCCCGCCCCACGCGATTGGGTCACGTCAACGCTGACGTGAGATGCTTGGCTTCCTCGGTGGCAATGGCCTTGTCAAAGGCGTCGATCACGTCCTGATACTTCGTGCGATCGTCGTCGTTGAACGTGGGAACGTCGTCGTAACGCTCCGTGTAAGGCTCTTCGTCAGGGTCGTCAGGGTCTACTGGCTCGTAGACCTCCAACTCTGGAGCAGCCAAACGAAGTGCCTCGACCGCGCTCTCATACACCAGGTAGTGCTCGTCTTGCTCGTACATGTCCTCATCGAACACCCATATGAGCTTGGAGCTGTTACCTGAGCCGTATGCTTTGCCCAGGTGACTGCCGATGGTCACGATGCCGATGGCCCCAGCTGCACACACGGCCCAGCTGTTGCAGTAGGCGTCGTCAGGGTCCAGATCAGGGTTCTCGTTGCAGAACCAGTTGCCCTGCGTCCAGCGATGCTCGTCCTTGAGCACGCGCTTTGCCTGACGTAGAGCATCCAGGGTGTTGGTAGCGCGCCCCTGGAAGCCTGACGGAGTGAAGACCTGCCACTTGTCAGGCATCGAGCACCACCTGAGGGTCAGGAGCCACAGCGTGGGTGATGCTGGTCACCAACGACTGCGTGACTGCCTGCACTGCCTTGGCCTCAGCCTCAGCGGCTGCGGCCAGAGCGATGGCCTTGCTGAACGCCTTGAGCACGTCGGTCCGAGTGGTGTAGCTGCTGTCGTTGAACGACGGCACGTCGCCAAAGCTACGACCTGCGGTGTTGTTCACGCCCAGACGCAAGAACTCCAGCGCCTTGGTGTACACGTCCCAGCCCTCAGGAACATCAACGTCCTCATCCTGAGGCCAGATGATGCCCCAGCTCTGACTGTCCTTGGGAATCTGGCACTCCACCTTGACGTAGGCCTCAGGATCGAGGATGCCAGAGTGGCGTTCCACGAGGATCTTGTCCTCAGCGGTGACCTCAGCGCGTTCCTTCCACTTGAGGCGCGTGGTCTTGCGAGCGGCGCCCACGGTCACCATGAGAACTGCTCCAGCTGCGCAGACCTGCCAGTCGTTGCAGAAGGGATCCTCAGGATCAACTTCAGGGTGCTCGTTGTTAAACCACGCCTGCTTGACCCACTTGTCTTCCTCGAACAGAACGTTCTGTCCGCGAATCAGGGCCTCTACGGGCGTGGTCGCAGGCCCTTCAAAGCCTACGGGGATGTGGGGACGCCATTCAATGGCGACCTTTGGGTCTGTGGTGGTTGTCAATGGATGCTCCTTTGCTCAGATGCCCAGGCTCTTGTCTGGACAGTAGAGGATGATGAAGAACACTGCTAGGAGGATGACCACGAGAACGGCTAGCCACCCTGGTCCGTTAGGCATTGTCTGCCTCCTTCACGAGATTGGCTACTGTGTGCGTTGCCTTGACCTTCCCTCCCTTGTTGGACTGACGTGCAACGTCATGCGCGTGTAGTGCACTCTCTGCCTTGACAATCACGCTGTATACGGGCTTGTCTTTGGCCTTAGGGAGTCGCGCATAGAACTCCACCTTGTACGACCTTTGCATCAGAAGATGCTGTCCTCGGCGTCATAGTCGTAGTCGTCGTCGCCGTCGTTGTAGCCACAGTCAGGGTCGCCACAGCTGCATGTAGCTTCACGCTCTCTGAAGGTGGTCAGGCTGTCACGCTCGCCAAGGTGAGCGACCATCGCCTGAAGGTCTTCGTACGTGTTGTCGCTGTCGAACAGCCTCGATGCGTCAGAGATGCCGATTTCGAAGATGTCAGCAGCAGCTTCCTTGGTCGTCACGTGTGGGCCTAGCTGACCCGTCTCAGGGTCACGCTTGGCCACCAGCTCACCTGGGGTGACATCCTCCCAATCGCCATTACCCATGACCTTGAAGATGGGCACATAGCCGTTCTGGAAGCAGGCCAGACCAGCCATGCAGCCAGTGACGCCACAGGCAGGTTCGTAGGGATCCTCCAGGATCATGTCTAGGACCTGGCGCGTAGTGAACTCATCGCTGATGGGCTTGAACCAGGAGGTCTGATCCCAGAGGTCCATGTGAGTTCTGATGTAGCGCAGAGTCGCGTTGAGCTTCTCCATGTTTGCCATTGCCTGCACCCCTTTCCGTTGATGTACGCAGACAGCACAAAGGCCAGGGGTTCAATGGCCCCTGGCCCCTGTGGGAATGCGCAACCATACGTCTTCGTGGTTGTAACTCGCGGATTCAGTTGTTCAACTCAGCGCGTGTGCAATGCCCTCACCACCTTTCTCACGCACCTATCCCAGAGGGGCTTACATCAACCCTTGGGACGCCTGTACTTACGCTTGAGTGGCTGACCGTACTGCCTGTGCCACTCAGCGTACTTGTTCTCAGCGTTAGCCCCACCCTTCTTCATGGGCAGGTCCAGCTTAAACTTAGGAGGATCCATGCTGCACCATCCTCTCGAACTCAGCCCTTGTATGCCCGTGGCTCCTAGTGAGCTTGACAGGCTCCTGGGCTTCGATCATTGAGCCACTGAACACAGGATCGAAGTGCGCTGTGGTCAGCTTGATGTTTGCCAGGTCAACGCTTGTGGCGATAGCATCCTGGCATGGACCCTGGGTGCCGTCCTTGGAATGCGCAAGGCCTAGAGCATGATATAGCTCGTGGCATAGAGCATTCTTGAGGACGTTCAGGTTCCACGGGTTACTGTCAACCCACACCATGGCAGCACGACCGAACATGTGCCCACCTGATCCCCACCCAAAGCCTGTGATCGCCCCATTCATCACTCTACGCTGGATGACAACGCAGTGTGACAGGGACAGACAGCCCGACGTGGGCAATTCGTTAGGCACGTTGAGCACTGTGTTGATGTAGGGCGAGCGATTGGCCTGTTGCATCCCCGCGTTCACAGCTGACATGAAGTTGCCATCAGATGCGAACTGCGCAGGGACAATGACCTCTATCTGTCGCTCAAGGCTGCCCTGCACGTTCTGCTGCCAGTGCACATACGCTGTAGCTGGGCCTGGGTCGCTGTCAATGGGTTCTGACGAACGACACGCGGCCACGATCAGGAGCACAGGTAGCAGAACGAGTAGGAGCTTCTTGTTCATGGCACAACCTCCCCTGGGTAACACTGATGGTTACCCATCTGCTTGCAACGCCACAGAGGATCATCCTCTTGTAGGCGCTCTGACGTGTTGTAGTCGAAGGCCACCACGCGTTGGGGTGGCTGACGCTGAGCCAAGCCAATGCTCAGACCAACCACCAACCAGCACATGATGCCTAGCTTGAGGTAGAGCCTCCACGTCTTCACGACGCTTCCTCCTCCTCGTACAGGTGAGCCTTCTGAGCTTCTCTGATTCGCTTGGCCATGGCGCTCAGCTGCTTCTTGTTGAGCTTCTCACGCCCGTTGGTGCCGATGATCAGGTGGTTCCACATGTGGATTGGAGCAGCACCAAATGCTCCATCCAGACGCTGACGCCTGAGCGACCTTGCGTCGTAGAACTCCACACCGTGTGTGCGCCTCGGTGGGCGCTGGTAGGGGCCTGAGCGCTTACCAGCCTTGGCTGTGTCAGCCATACGTGCTGTGGTGGACTGCTTGCCTGTCTTCTGCTTGACAGCCATCACTCCTCCTCTGCGATCCCGCGCTGATCTGACAGCGCAATGAGTAGGTCACGTGCCAGCTCCGTGGCGTAAGGGTCCACGTCCAGCTCGACATGCTCGACCGTGTGATCCGTGCCAAGAATGCCGAATCTGATTGTGACGTAGCCTTCACGCAGAGCCGCATGACCGTGCGTTGTTTGACGTTTGACGCTAGGCATGCCAAACACCACCCTCATCATCAACGACCCACACATCAGCACTAACGTACGAAACACATGGGCACTCACGCAGGTACGAAACGAGCGTCACGCGCTCCTCGTGATCGAGGCTGTCGTTCAGCTCCATCAGCTCGCGCATGTCATCACGCACATCGCACACGCAAGGACCTGGATCGTCCAGATCGGCATTGCACCAGGATGCGTGCACAACAGCGATGAAGCCGTTGACTGGAAGCTGATACTCAGGCTCATTGCGCCTGAACAGGCGACCAATGACAACGCTGACAGCCAGGCTGATGCCCAGCACCACGAACGCCACCGCACAGATGAACACTAGCAAGTCAAACATTGTGATCCCCTTATGTGTACGCCCATACTCAGGGTGAGCAGGGCTTTCGTCGTTCTCGATTCCAGCCTACCGAACCTCGTCAACAGGGTCGTGACCAGGGATTCTCGGTCGTTCTCACTTTCTCGAACACAGCGTCACGCTCGGTCACACGCTTGCGTGTGCCCCCGCTCCACCCACCGTCTAGCCCGTAGTCCACGAGCTGCCAGTGCCCACGCTTTGCGTTCCATACGCACTGGTTAGTGCCTATATCAGCGAGGTTAAACGCCTTTCTAATGGGGTCAATACAGGCTGTCTTAGCCCTCCTATCTTCCTCATTGTCAAGCGTGTTATCCCCGCTATCCACGTAGTCTTGCACGGTCATAACGCAAATACGCTTGTCCGTGGTCACCTTGCGTGTGCTGTAGTGCCTGTGGCTATGCCAATATGCACTAACATGTATGGCACGTGTAGGAGCAAATAGATGCTCTAGCTTGTGACCCTTCACGCGATCATGCCAGAATGCCCATTCGTGCCACGACTGCACGGGCGATTCCCCATAGTCCAGTTTGACCACAAAGGGCTGATCGTGCAGCTTGAACACTGAGCGCGAGCTATGGTCTAGACGCTTGATGACCTGCCCATTGTGCTCTAGTGCAAACTGTGCAGTGTCTAGGTGCCACTCTGCACGCAGGCGCTTAAGCACCTGAGCGCATCCACGCGCTGTACGTACTGTGGCAGTCTCAGGAAATAGCGTGCCCTGCAAGGTATGCTCCAATCGTTGTGTAGGGGACGCGACAAACGCCCATAGCGTGAGCCATGGGCGTTGTGCCTGGGATTCTTAGGTTGTGCTGATCAGTCTAGGTTCCACTCACCAGCATTGTTACGTACCATGGCCTGGCTGTCCACGCGGTCAAGGTCAGACCAGAGGATACGTGCTGACGTGCTCTCGGCGTGACGCATCACCTTAAAGCCACCCTGCCTAGCGTCCATCCAGCGTGACCAGAGCATATCCGCTCCGACCCCGTAGACGATGCCCAGCGCGTGCTGCTGTGCTGTGCCAGCGTTGACCAGCTCAGACTGCATGGCGCGATAGCCCTTGTGTAGGGCAGGGATTCTACGCTCTGGGCAGTGACGCGCCAGTTTGATGATGCGCCCATACTGCCTACGTACTGCCATGCTAACCTCGGCCTCGCTCACGCGATCCTCGGCGCTTGTGAAGCGTGCAGCGTTAGACGTGCCATTGATCAGCGCGTCAGTCTCCGCGTAGTGGGCAGCATCCTCACGTGCCCACTGTTCGGCCCTGTAGGCTCTCACGATGGCACGCGCCTTGCATGATGGGCAGGTATCAAGGTTGTGAGGCCCACCAGCGTGGCCACGCTCTGCCAGCCATTGAGGCCGTTCCTCGCCTAGCAATTCACGCACGTGGCTCTGGTCGAGGCTGTGACGCGTGATGCTCTGGTGTGAGCCATCCTCACGCGGGCTTGTGATGGTGATGGTGATAGGCACTAGATCCCCTTTCTAGATACGCGAGAATGCCCGCCCCCGTAGGGGCGGGCAGACTCTGGTGGTCAGCTGTCCTCGCCGCGCCGTGCTCGCACGACGATACGCTCGGCGTGCGTCTTCAGCGTGCCAGTGCGGCTGGCGATGGCGTCCAGCTCAGACGCCGAGGCCTTGCCTTGCAGGTAGAGCACCATGGCCTTGAGCTTGCGGTCATCGACCAGGCGGCTGGCGAAAGCGGTCAGCGCTTCCTCGTCAGCGTCCGTGGCGTCTGCCACGTACTCAGGAAGCACGTAGCGCTCGCTGGGCGCCTTGGCAGCCTTGGAGGCCGCCTTCGGCGTGGCAGCGATGCCAGCCTGCTGGGCCAGAGCGGTCAGGCGATCGCTCGCCTTCGGCGTGGCAGGCGACTGGGCCTTGCCAGCCTTGCCTGCCCGTGCCTTGGCCATGCGCGCCTTGGCCTCGTCGCTGCCCTTGGCAGGGATGCCCTTGCTTGCGGGCTTGACACTCACGACCTGCTCGGGAGAGCTGGTCTGGACTTCCTGGCCGCCCACGTGGGACAGTGCCAGCTGGAGGGTTGCTCGCGCTTCCTGGTACTCAGAGGCGCTCGCATCTTCGGGGACATGGATGATCAGCACTGGACTTGCCTTCCTGGCTGGCAGGCACTTCCTGCCGCCGATCACCACTATGGGCCGTCTCGTCAACCTCGTCAACCCTTTCGGCCGAAATGACCCTCTGACCAGGGCATTCTCACCCATTCTCACTGCCCAAACCAGGGGAACATGTGTTCGATTTGGGGCACTAGGGCACGTGTGCTCCAACGTCACACCAGGGCAGCCTGGCACCTGATAGCTCAGGCCCAGGCCCATGCGTGCGTGGTCTATTCCCTGCGGTCACACACCACATGCGTGGTCTAGCTCTACGCCCATGCACCCCTGCGTGTGTACGTACTACACACCGCGTGCGTGTGGTAGCTACTACGGGCGCGTGTCACGCTCACGTAGCGTGGGCATGTATGCGCGTATGTACGCGCGTGAGGTTGGCTAAGTTTGGTGGGAGAATCCAGGGCAAGGGCAGGTTGTCGGAGCTGAGTTGACGGGTGTGGGGGGGGTGGGGGCGCGCGTATGTATATATATATAACGGTACTTACGCATGTGTGTCAGGATTTCTGGGTCCTTCTCTCTGGGTCCCATCTGAATGGGTCCTTCTACGGACCTAATCCTGGACGCGAAGAAGCCCCGCCGAAGCGGGGCTTTCGCTCTCATGCCCATCACTGTGTCGAGCAGAACGTCGCTACATGACGTTTACCCCCATGACAGGGAATGAGTTACTGTGCCTCACAGACTTGGGAACACCTGACCATTCAGAACTGGCGCTTCACGGTAGGCAAGCCAAACCGATCTACAGGCCCACGAATGGGCCTTAGCCTCCCGAACGTTCTGGAGGGTTCTCACTGTCCTTTGTAGCGAAGCAACAGCAGAGACTACTAATAATCTGAGCCTGTCTCAAATCCTGTGCTCTTGCCTGTACTCATGCGCCTTGCGCAGTCGCTTCCAGTGGATCTTGGTGGACTGGCGCCTGACCCGTGGATCCTGCTGTCCTGGGTAGGTACACTTGTACGTTGCCTCTGCCCCGCAAGCGGGGCATGAGACGAGCCTGCACTCCTCCTTGGTTAGGCTGGTGCCAGGCTGCTTGGCCAGATAATCGGGCAGGGTCTTGTTCTCGGCCATGTCTAACCATTCTGTGGAGGGGATGCCTTACAGGCATCCTACCAGGCTAGGGAAGGATCACACCCTATCGGGTGTGCTCCAAGACCAAGCCCACCCTCCTAGGGGTGCTACTAATAAGAATCCTCTGTCTCAGAGGTCTGACCTGCCCTGATGTGCTCCAGGCCCAGCTCAGGGCACGTATTGAGACGTGCCGCTCTTATTAGTGATGGAGCACACCAAGCTGCTAGCACTGGTTCCCCATGTCGAGGATCCTACCAAGTGGCGCAAGGAAGGTGACCGTTGGGTCATTCCTGAGCGCCAGAGCGAGTTCCTCGACTGGCTGCTGACCCCTCGTGGCGAGCGTGAGATTCAGACGGTCAAGGAGTGGGCAGAGGGCCACGACCTGACTCCAGCCACAGTGTCTGGCTGGAAGGGTGATCGTCGCTTCCGTCGTGAGTGGGAGGACCGTGCGAACTCTAAGAACCTCTCCGTGGAGCGCATGCAGGGTGTCATCGACACGCTGTATCAGGCAGCCATGGACGGAGACGTGCAAGCGGCCAAGCTCTACATCCAGGAGACGGAGAAGCTACGTCCACCGCGTCAGGTCACCGCTGACGCTGACGTGGAGAAGCTGTCCGATGAGGAGCTGGCAGACGAGCTGAGGCTACTACTAGGGGACGTGCGTGGCTTTGGAGAGTCATTTGCAGGCGAATGATCGAGGACGACTGGAGAAGCTCAGGCGAGAACTGCTCTGGAGGAAGTGCAGGACCGACAAGAAGTGGTTCATGCGCAACTACTGGAGCATCAAGGTGCCTGGGGTTGGACGTACGCTGTTTGACCTTCGTGACGCCCAGGATGAGGCATTCGATCATTGGGAGGACAACAGGTACTCCTTGACCCTCAAGGCCCGTCAGATCGGCTGGAGCACGGGGATTACGGCCTTCTGCTGGCACGAGGCGTTCTTCTACCCCGACCGTGAGATTCTGTTCGTCAGCAAGGGTGAGCGTGAGGCTCAGCTGCTGCTGGACAAGGCCAAGTACGGGATGCAGTTCCTACCTGACTGGCTGGTCATGCGTGGGCCAGCTCTGACCAGCGACTCCAAGAGCACACTGACGTTCTCCAATGGTTCTTCTCTTATTAGTCTGCCTAGTGCTTCTAACCCTGCTCGCTCTTTCGCTGGCTATCGTGTTGTTGTGGACGAGTGGGCCTTCCTTCAGAACCCCGAGGAAGCCTGGGCCTCCATCGAGCCAGTAGCTGACGTTGGTGGTAGGATCACGGGTCTGAGCACGGCTAACGGCTGGGGCAACTTCTTTCATACGCTGTGGCTGGGCGCTGAGACGGGTGAGAACCAGTTCAAGACCATGTTCCACAGCTGGCGTGCTGGTGGTAGGGACGATGATTGGTACGAGACGAAGAAGCGCACGCTGCCTAGCTGGCAGCTGGCGCAGGAGTACCCAGACAATCCCGATGAGGCCTTCCTGAAGTCGGGTAACCCCGTCTTCGACCTGGAGGTTCTGTGGGAAATGGGGCACAGGACAGTAACGCCCAAGGTGGGCATGCTAGTGACAGGAGTCGCATGAGCAAGAAGTACGAGCCAGGCAAGTCTTCGCGTGACATGAAGCGTGAGGTCAAGGACAAGGTAGACAAGAGGGCTGCTGAGATTGAGAAGCAGCGTGACCAGGGCGGGAAGGGAACGA